ACCAGCCCGCATATCCGTACGGCCTGTCGATCTGCCTGTGCGACGACGAACTGGCGAAGCTCGGCATCACCGAGTTGCCGCCCGTCGGCACGGTCATGCAACTCACCGCGCTCGTCGAAGTGTGTTCGATCTCGCAGTACGAGAACCAGGACGGTGCAGACAAGAGCATGAATCTGCAGATCACCGACATGGAACTCGCGAACGGGAACAGCGGGCCCAAGTCGATCGCCAATCGCATCTACGGAGAAAACTGAAATGAACTTTACCCATGCTGCCCGCCCCGTGCTCGTCGAAGCGCACGCGATCGAAGATATCGAACAGCCGACTTCTGAGACTGGTTTCACTGCAGTACTGGCAAACGGGAAACGCGTCGCACTGACCCCGCCGATGATGGCGCGATATACGCCGGTCATCGGTGACTACATCGTCACGCAGGAAGACGGCTACGTGTACGTCAACCCGAAAGACGTATTCGAGCGCAAATATCAGGAAGTCCCCTTCTGATCCGTACGCATACCTGACAGAGCCGCACTTATTCTCCGCACTCATGAGCAGCGACTTCAACCCGACCGATCTTGCAGCACTGGACGAACAGCGCGCCGCAGCGAAAGAGCAAACGCGCTTCGAAACAGCGGTCGAGCTTGATGACGTGGCTTGGCTTATGCGCGGCAAACGTGGCCGTCGATTCATGTGGCGCCTGCTCGGCGACGCACGGCTGTACCAGCAGTCGTTCGACGGTAATGCGAACTGGTCGATCTTCAACGAAGGCAAACGCAGCATTGCACTACGGCTGATGGCGCAGATCCACTCGATCGAAGACGGCGCCCAGCTCTACGCGCAGATGGCGAACGAAGCAACGGTAAAGGACAAACCAAATGGCTGACCCCACCACTGATAGCCAGGCGGCACCGGCAGACGCGACCAGCACGGCGGCAAGTCCCGCTGCGGCATCGCCGAGCCCAGCAGCAACGCCCGAAGCCAGCACCACGCCGGCAGCGAGCACCGATGTAAAGCCAGCCGAAGCAGCGAAGACGGACGACGCGAACGCGAAGCCCGGCGAACCTGCAAAGGAAGTCGTCTACGAATTCAAGATGCCCGACGGCGTGGAGCTGAAAAGCGAAGCGGTCGACGAGCTGAAGGCGACGGCGAAGGAATTCGGCTTGACGCAGGAGCAGGCACAGCGCATTGCGGATCTCGGCGTGAAACAGGCGCAAGGGTTTGCGGCGCAACTGGCCGAGCAGCAGAAGTCTCTCACGACCCAATGGGCCGAAGAGACCACGACGGACAAGGAAATTGGCGGCGACAAGCTGTCCGAAAACCTGGGCGTCGCGAAGAAAGCGCTCGACTCGTTTGGTACTCCCGCGTTGAAAACGCTGCTGAATCAAAGCGGCCTTGGCAATCACCCGGAAGTTGTCCGGTTCATGGTCAAGGCGGGCAAGGCAATCAGTGAAGACGGGCAACTCGTGACGGGTGCAGCAGCGCAGGCAGATCGCGCCAACACCCCGATTGAAAACCGTCTCTACCCGAACCAGAAATAAGGGGCGCACACCATGGCCGTACTTGGCACCAAGAATCCGACGCTGCTCGACGTCGCAAAATCGCTCGACCCGAACGGCACGACTGCCGACGTGGTTGAACTGCTCAACCAGACGAACGAAATCCTGCTCGACGCGACGTGGGCCGAAGGCAATCTGCCGACCGGTCACCGTACGACCGTCCGCACCGGTTTGCCGTCCGTCGTGTGGCGCCGTATGTATGGCGGCGTGCCGGCGAGCAAGTCGACCCGCGCACAGGTCGACGAAGCGTGCGGCATGCTCGAAGCACGTAACGAAATCGACGTGAAGGCCGCGAATCTGAACGGCAACAGCGCCGCGTTCCGCCTCTCGGAAGCCAACGCGTTCCTCGAAGCGATGAACGAAACGATGGCGCAGACGCTGTTCTACGGCGACACGACCGTCTTTGCCGAACGCTTCAACGGCCTGGCAACGCGCTACAGCACGATCTCGGGCGCGGCCAACGGCAACAACATCGTCGACTGCGGCGGCACGGGCTCGAACAACTGTTCGATCTGGTTGGTGAGCTGGGGCGATCAGACGCTGACCGGTATTTTCCCGAAGGGCACCAAGGCCGGGATCATCCATCAGGACCTAGGCGAAATCGACGCGTTCGACGCGAACAACAACCGCTTCCGCGCCCTGGCTGATCGCTGGGAATGGAACTGCGGCGTGGCGCTGAAAGACTGGCGCTACACGGTGCGCGCGGCAAACATCAACGTGGCCGATCTGGTCACGTCGACCACGCCGACGTTCCCGGGTGTGAACGGTACGTCGCCGGTCAGCCTGCCGGATCTGCTGATCGAAATGACCGCACGCCTGCCGCGTCAAGGCGTCGGCCGCCCGGTGTTCTACGTGAACCGCACCGTGGGCAAGATGCTGCGCCGGCAAGCGATGAACAAGTCGCAGAACGCGCTGAGCATCGAAGTCGCTCAAGGTCAGATCACGACGATGTTCCTCGGCATCCCGATCCGCATCTGCGATCAGTTGCTGTCGACCGAAGCTCGCGTCGTCTAAGCGAAGCGCAAAGGCGCGGGCCGCTTCGGTGGCTTGCTCTTAAACGAAACAGGAGTAGCACACCATGATTATGGATCAACAAAACCTGTTCTCGGATGCGCAGGCCATCACGGTCACCGCGAATTCGAGCAACGTTATCGACACCCTGCCGAGCGGCGGCCCGAACACCAAGGCGGGCATCGGCGACGGTCAGGACATCAGCCTGTTCGTGCAGGTCAACACGACCTTCACGGCTGGCGGTGCGGGCACGCTGACGGTCGCGCTGGTGTCGGCTGACGACGCCGCGCTGACGACCAACGCCATCACGCACTATTCGACCGCCGCACTCGCACTCGCTGCGCTGACCGCCAAGTCGCGCATCGTGCAACTCGACCTGCCGTACGGCAAGTATCGCCGGTACGTCGGTCTGGTCTACACGGTGGGCACGGGTCCGATGACCGCAGGCGCGGTAACCGCAGCCCTGGTCGAAGACCTGCAGACGCTCAACGGCACGGTGGATTACGCCAAGGGCTTCACGGCCTAATCAGGCGCCGGGCTTCGGCCCGGCCATTCATCGGGGCTTAGAACATGAGCATCAAAGTTATTGCGACCGCGCCGGGCTACTACGGCCATTACCGCGAATCGGGCGACGAGTTCGAAGTCGCCGACGAGCAGGCGCTGCATCACTCGTGGATGGAGCGCGCAGACGGCAAGCAGATCAAGCGGCCGAAGGTAGCGCAGCCGCAGGTAGCGCAGCCGCAGACCACCGGCAACAACCCAGCCGGCGCGCTGCCGCGCGATCCGACGCTTGAAGCCGATCTGTCTTAAGCGGCTCGCGCATCGGTGAGCGAATACGGGAGCCCAAGGGTTCCCGTTTCTATTTGAGGGGCACGACGTGGCGAGTGAAGTCGATATCTGCAATCTGGCGCTAGGCCACCTTGGCGACCGCGCCACAGTGTCGAGCATCAGCCCACCGGAAGGCAGCGCGCAGGCCGAGCACTGCGCCCGCTTCTATCCGATTGCGCGCGATCTCGTGCTCGAATCCCACGAGTGGGGCTTCGCCACCAAGCGCGCGAATCTCGCGCTGCTGAGCGACACCCCGCCGCCCGGCTTCCTGTTCGTGTACCAGATGCCGAGCGATTGCCGCAACGTCATCGATCTGATCGACCCGAACGCACCGACGTTCTACCCGATCGACGAGCGCTGCGGCCACTGGCATGACGACGCGTTCACGATGCCGGCCGTGCCGTACGAACTCGAGACGCGGGCCGATGGCACGCCCGTCATCTACACGAACCTCGAAACCGCGCAGATCCGGTACGTCGCATCGATCACCGACACCACCAAGTTCAGCACGCAATGCATCGACGCGATCGCCTGGCTGCTGGCCGCCTATCTGGCAGGCCCGGTGATCAAGGGCGATACCGGCGCCGCGATGGCGAAGACGATGTCACAGGCTTATGTGCAAAGCCTTGCGCAGGCGCGCACGAACGACGCGAACAACCGCCGCCGTTCTCCGTCGCAGTCGCAACGCCCGGCACCGTGGATCCAGAACCGATAATGCCAAACGTAAAGAACCTGCTCCGTTCGTTTGCGGCCGGTGAGATCACGCCGGAACTGTTCGGCCGCGTTGATCTCGACCAGTTCCAGACCGGGCTCGCCACGTGCCGCAACTTCATCACGCTGCCACACGGCCCCGCCTGCAATCGCGCGGGCACGACGTTCGTTCTTGAGACGAAGAACAGCGCCACCCGATCGCGCCTGATCCCGTTCACGTTCAGCATCACGCAGACGATGGCGCTCGAATTCGGCGTCAACTACATCAGGTTCCACACGAACGGGGAAACCCTGCTCACTGCTGACGGGACCGCGATCTACGAGGTCGCGACGCCCTACGCCGAAGCTGACCTGTTCGATCTGCACTACGTGCAGTCGGCTGACGTCATGACGATCGTTCACCAGAACTATCCGCCGATGGAGCTGCGCCGGCTGGGCGCATCAAACTGGACGCTCACCGCGATCAGCTTCGTTTCCACGGTACCGGCGCCCGGCCTGCCGACGGCGGTTGGCCACAACGGCTCGACCGGCACGCCGATCCCGCAGGACTATACGTATTGCGTTACCGCGCTTGCCGCGGGCACGCTCGAAGAATCGCTGGCGTCACCGAGCGCTACGACCAGCAATGACCTGACGCTCGCCGGCTACTTCAACGTCATCAGCTGGGCCGCGGTGCCGGGCACGGCGCGCTACAACGTGTACCGCAAATATCAGGGCATCTTCGCGTTTATCGCGCAGACCGAAGACCTGACCGTCACGGACAACAACATCGTGCCGGATACGGGCACGACGCCGCCCGAACTCACGAACCCGTTCAACAGCCCGAATAACTACCCCGGCGCGGTCAGCTACGAGCAACAGCGCCGGGTGTTCGCCAGCACGATCAACCTGCCGCAAACGATGTGGATGACGCGCACGGGTACCGAGTCGAACCTGTCGGCGAGCACACCGTCGCGCGACACCGACTCGCTGGTGTTCCGCATCGCCGCGCGCGAAGCCAACACCATCCGGCACGTCGTACCGCTGTCTGAACTCGTGCTGCTCACGTCGAGCGCCGAATGGGCGGTCACGGCAAACGGATCGGCCACGCAGGCGCTGACGCCGAGCACGCTGTCTGTGCAGCCGCAAGGCTATACCGGCGCATCGAACGTCGTGCCGGTGACGGTCAGCAATTCGCTCCTGTACGCAATGGCGCTCGGCGGGCACGTCGGCGAGATGACGTTCAACTACTACGCCGGTGGCTACGTCACGCAGGACATCAGCCTTATGGCGCCGCACCTGTTCGACTTTTTCACGATCGTCGACATGGCATACGCGAAGGCGCCCTACCCGATCATGTGGTGCGTATCGTCGAACGGAACGCTGCTCGGCCTGACCTATTCGCCCGCGAACAAGGTAGCGGCCTGGCATCACCACGACACCGACGGCGCGTTCGAATCGGTGTGTGTCGTCACCGAAGGCACCGAATCGGTTCTCTACACGATCGTGAACCGCACGATCAACGGCTCACAGGTGCGCTACGTCGAGCGCATGCATTCGCGCAAAGTGCAGGTATTGACCGACAGCTACTTCGTCGACGCGGGTGTGTTCTATTCCGGCGCTCCGACCACGTCGATAAGCGGCCTCGATCACCTTGAAGGCAAGACCGTCAGTATCCTGACCGATGGCGCGGTGCAGCCGCAACAGGTCGTCAAGTCTGGCGCGGTCACCCTGCCGGTGCCGTCAAGCATCGTTGCCGTTGGCCTGCCGATCACGGCCGATCTGCAAACCTTACCCTTCTCCTTCCAGACGCAGGCGTACGGTCAGGGCGTCGTTAAGAACATTAACCGCGTATGGCTGCGAGTGCACAACTCGTCGGGCATTTTCGCCGGGCCGACACTTGACCAGCTCGTGCAGTACAAGCAGCGCACGACCGAACCGTACGGCACACCGCCCGCGATGATCACCGGCGTGATCGAACTCGACATGTCGCCGGGCTGGGATGACGACGGCTCGGTATTCATCCGACAGTCAGATCCGCTGCCGTTGATCGTCGCGTCAATGACTATCGAAGCATCCATCGGGGGCTGATTTGGCACGACTGATAGTGCGAGGGGTGCGGGAAGGCGATGTCGAGTTCATCGCCGCGAATCTGCGCAACGCCGACGTTGAGGAGATCCACGGCTCGACCGGGCACCGCGACTGCCTCGCTGTCATGCGAACCGGTGCCGAAACATCCGACCTTCTGTGGACGATCGAAGTCGACGGCGAGCCAGCAGGCGTCTTCGGTGTCACGCCCGCAATGGGGTTCGGCGTGCCGTGGATGCTGGGCACGCCAGCGCTTGAGCGAGCACCCAAGCAGTTGACGAAGCTCGGCCGCGCATACGTACGCTTAATGAGCCAGAAGTACGCGACGCTTCTGAACTACGTGGACGCGCGCAGCCTGAAATCGGTGTACTGGCTCGATCGACTCGGCTTCACCGTCCAGAAAGAAACTGAACCCTACGGCGCTTTCGGCCTGCCGTTCCACCGCTTCGGGATGCAAAGATAATGTGCCTGCCTACTCTCGCGTCAGCCGCCAGCGCCGCCAGCGCGACGACGGGCAGCGGCGCGCCCTACGCATTCGGCGGATCGGCGTCGACCGGTATGTCGAACATCTTCACGCCCGCCAATACGAATCTCGCACTCGGCGCGGCTGGTGGCGCATTAAGCCTGTTCGGCGCGATCACCAAGGCGAACAACACGATCACCGCCGACAACGCGCAGGCAAACCAGTTGCAGATCAACGCCGGCAACGCCGAGCAGGCTGCGGCTAGTGCGGTCACGACGGGCATCGCGACGGCGGCGAACACCGAGACCAAAGGCGCGCAGACCGTCGCTTCGCAACGCGCCGCGATGGCCGCGAACGGGATCGACGTCAACGCCGCTGGCACCGCGGCAAACGTGCAGCAAAGCACGCAATACATCACCAAGCAGAACGTCGACACGATCACCGCCAACGCCGCGCGCACCGCGATGGGCTACACGCAGCAGGAACAGAGCGACATCAGCAACGCCGCGGCGTACCGCTCGGCCGCGGCGTCGGTCAGCCCGACCCTGGCCGGTGCGACGTCGCTGCTCACCAGCGCGACCGGTGTCGCGTCGAACTGGTACCGCAACCAACGTGCAGGGGTAAGTTAAGTGCCGACAGTTCCGTCGCTCGATCCGTCACAACTCGTCACGCCGAGCCAGGCGCCCGACGTTCAATCGTCGAGCGTGGTGAGCGCTGGCTTGCTCGATCAGGGCGCGAACCAGATCAGCGCGGCCGGCGATGCGCTCGGCCAGGCCGCGAACGCGCAGTCGCAAATGGCGATCGACGCGCAGAATCTGGCGAACCAGACGCGCGTCAACGACGCCGTCAACCAGCTCAAGACGACGCAGCAGGATCTCATGTACAACCCGCAGACGGGTGTACAGACGCAGACTGGCGTCGCGGCGATCCAGCGCGAAAGCGGCATGAGCCTGGCCGATGAATACACCGGCAAGCTGACCGACACCGCGTCGCAGATCAGTTCGCAGTTGACCAATCCCATGCAGTTGCGCATGTTCAACGAACAGGCCAAGGACATCGCCACGCAGTTTCACGGCGCGACGACGCAATGGGAAGGCCAGCAGTTCAAGTCGTATGCCCTGTCGACGCAAGCCGGCACCGTCAAGCTGGCGTCGAATCAGGTCGCGCTCAACTACAACAACCCGGATCAGATCGACGCCGGGCTGCAGGCTATCGACGCCGCTACGTACCAGGCCGGCAAGATCAACGGCATGGCCGCGACCGAGATCGAAGCCAATCAGACGGCGATGAAAAGCAACGCCCTGACTGGCGCGATCGACGCGGCGCTGCAGCAGGGTCAGACGACGTATGCGAATCAGATGCTGGCGAAGTATTCGCCGCAGATGACGGCCGATGACATCCTCAAGGTCAACGGCAAGCTGAACACGTATATCGGCACACAGGTTGCCGCGAGCACCGTCTCGAATGTCATGACGAGCATCGGGCCGCAGTTGTCGAATAGCCCGCTCTCGCGCATGCAGGCGATCACGGCACAATCAGAATCGGGCAATCGCGACCTTAACCCCGACGGCACGGTCGTCACTTCGCCCACCGGTGCGAAGGGGAAAATGCAGGTCGTCGACAGCACGAATCTCGATCCGGGTTTCGGTGTGCGACCGGCAGCAAACAACAGCCTTGCCGAGCGTACGCGCGTAGGTAACGACTACCTTGCCGCGATGGTGCAACGCTACGGCGATCCGGCCAAGGCGTGGGCCGCGTATCACGACGGGCCGGGCGCGCTCGACGACGCAATGGCGAAGGCCAAGGCCGCGGGCACGCCGAACGCATGGCTGCAGAATCTGACGCCCGAAGGGCAAGCCTACGTCCAGAAGAACGTCGCGGCGTACCAGTCTGGCGCCGTCAACACGACGCGCCCGGCGCTGGCCGACGTGATCGCCCAGGTGCGCGCGAATCCGGTCCTGCAGCAAAAACCGGAATGGATGCAGCAGGCCGTGACGCTCGCGACGCAGCAATACAGCGAGCAGACGCAGGCGATCGACCAGCGCGACACCGCAGCCGTGGCGC